CTCCATGTTGGCGGCGCGGTGCGCGTTGTTCACCTATACTGATAGGTAAGGTGGTATTTCGATGCCATCCTGCAACGTAGCAGCATCGCTTTCGCAATCGCTCATATGCAGGTAAAGCTTATGAACCAGCGATGACATGCGAATTTTACGTAAATCCTTCAAATCCAGAAATGGATTATCAGGATCTGGTAAATATTCGACATCCTGTAGCTCCAATAGCTCCTTATCAGTATAAGGATCTATTTCAGCTAAGGTCTCAAGTCCTTTAAAAAGCTTGACAAGTAATTCTCGTCGAGCGAGAACTTGGGCCTCTGGTTGTATGGTAGGAAGTTGCCAGTCTCCCCCTGTGAAGTACTGAACGTCAAGGTAGCCAGCTGCTAAACTGGCCCAGGACGCCAGATACGATCCGAAAGGCATCGTTTTCTGGTAGTACTCCATAGCTTGGTCACTTAGGTTCTTTAGTCGAATTAGCTTAAACGTGAGCTTAAGCTCTTCTTCTTCAAAACCATCCCACCCTGTGAAGTTATCATAACCCTCTTCGGAGGGCTTGATAACACCAGTAAGTGGGTTAGTGGCCATGCACCAAACATAGTCTCGATCCTCCCCTTTCGGGAAGTGAAATTCTATGCACTGGCGGGGTAGCGTCGGGTAATCGAAACGTTGCTTTAGTTCCCTAATACCTTCTAAACAAAGGTAACGGTTACGTAAGCTAAGAATCTTACCCGGAGTCAGCGGCGTAACGTCTTCACCATTAAGGTAAAGGCGCTTCGCAATCTCGGCAGAGGACTTAAGGGCCCCCTGCTCTGATTTTGTCCCTTTGTAAGGATTTACTTCAACTCCTAGTTGTTGTATAACCTCACTATATAGGGATGCTGAATGCTTATCAGCAATACCGACATCATCGCCGATCAGCCTATACTTCCGTTTGGAACGGCAGTATTCGACCACGGCATGATGAGCTAAACTACAGAGTGGCCAGGACGCGTAAGCGCCCATTGGTTGCCCTGCAGCATATTTGACTTGTTCGCCTGACCACGCAACGGTGAATGTTCTATCCGCAAGGATAGTCCACCACGCTTTTGCAAGTACTTTGTTCTCACAAAGTTCATACAAGAGCTTTTCCTGGATTTCTCTGGGAAAACGGTCCGTGAAGGCAGACAGATCAAAGGTTTCAACAAAGGCCTTAACCTTCGTTAATTCCTTAACGTAGTTACCTACGTTCATATGTGACATAGTACCATCGGTTTCTAGTGAACTTAATAGGTCCATTAGACCCCTGTGAAGGGGAAACAAGGCTCGTTGTGAATAGTAATCCACAACGGCTATAGTCCTTGTTTTACCGGCTTTCTCAGGAAACTGGGTCAGCTTCGAATGAATAAATTCACCCTCGTTAGAGTGAAAATCTTCTTCGATAGGGTACTCGTCATTTAGTTCGGTACTAACTGTTTGAATTGCTTCAAATAGCTTTGTATCGTTACGTATTGCTGTGAGATCCGAATCACTGGAAGCTAAGGCAGGGCCGTTAGGTCCTTTCTTAACTGTAAAGTGATACTTCATATCTGGAAAGGATAAAGACTTGTTTAGAGACTTTACCCAACCGGGTATAAAGTTAAGGATGTCTCCCAGCACCTCTTCATTACGTGTCGGCGGAGTAATTACCGTCGATATGTCGTGACTAGGTGCTAGACGGAAGACCTCTACTGAACGAAATATGGATAGCACCATAACTCGAACAGATATGTTTTCCGAGCGTAAATAAGGTTTAAAAGCCTTAAGTACGCGAGGGTAACCATCTTTATCGGATTTGACAAATCCCAAAGGTTCTACAGGCTGGTGAATGGCGTATCTTTCGCTTTGTTGGCGAAATTTACTCATTCTCTGGACCATGAACTCACGTCCATGGTGCTTTTCGTACTTCGTACAAAGAGCCCTATAGTCCCTTGTAAGCTTGGTAACATCGATTTTACACACCGCTTTAGCCAACATGATTAGGCTTGAGTGGTATGTTTCTAACATGTTATCCTCCAATTAAGAAATTAGTTTCTAACTGTCTCTCGCCCTATTTCTAGGGTTGATCTGTTAGGGGGCTACAAGTAGCTGGACGGTTACCAAAC